GTTCATTTATTCAGGTTACGAAAGTTCTTTGACAGCGATTGAGAATTGCCCACCATTGACAGCAGTTATTTTAAAGAAGTCAGCAGCTTACATAAACGGAAAGACGTGGGTGATGGATAACACAGGCAAAGAGGCTAAAAGTAAATTTGCACAAACTTTAAGGGCAAGGTTATTAAAGCCTAACCCTTTACAGACGTGGAAGCAATTTGAAGCACAACAGCAATTTATAATTAACGCGTTTGGTTTTTCTATCTTATTACCTATACAGCCAACAGGTTTTAAGGAAACGGTAGATTGTTCGAGTATGTGGAATATACCACCTTCAATGTTGGATATTCAGGAAACTGGTAAGTTATTTTCCCAAACTGATTTGTCTGGGATGCTTAAATCAGTAGTACTGAACTATAAAGGGGAAAAAACTGTATTAAAGTCAGAGGACGGTAGCATTAATAAACCGTTTTTTATTTTCAGGGACTTAATACCAGGATTCCATTCAATGATATTCCCGGATAGTAGGATTAAGTCGCTTAGCTTACCAATTAGCAATATTATTGGCGCATTAGAAAGTAGGGGTGTATTAATAAATTATCGTGGTGCAATGGGTATATTAAGCAGCACAAATGATAAATTTGGGTATGTTCCTATAAAGCCAGATACAAAGAAAGAATTGCAGCGGGACTTTATGAGGTACGGATTAGGGAAAGAGCAATGGAAGTTCATTATTACAAGTGCTTCTTTGAATTGGCAGCAAATGGGTATCCCTACAAAAGATTTAATGCTCTTTGAAGAAATAGAAGACGATGTGAATATGATATGCGATGAAATGGGTTACCCTATTGATTTGATGGCAGGGAGCCAACGCAAGACATATCAAAACGCACCGCAAGCATGGAGATCACTTTACCAAGATACTATAATCCCGGAAGCGGACAATACTTATGACCAGTGGAATATGGTATTTGATTGTGCGAATAACGGTTGTAAGATGGAAAAGGATTATAATCATGTACCGGCTTTACAGGAAAATAAGAGCGAACAAGCTACCGCAAGAAAGACAATGGGTGAAGCCGTTATAAACGAGTTTAAAAATAATTTGATCACATATAACCGGGTATTAGAATTAATAGGTGAAGATCAATTGCCGGGCATGGATTTGTATTACAGAGAAATAATAGCACAAGATCCTACTTTTTCACCTGCGCCAATAGCACCGGTAGCAGATAATTTGAATAACAATCAAACAGGTTAATTATGGAACAACCTAAAAATACACAAGAACTTGAATTGTTGAAGTCTAAAAAGATGGAAACATTCTACAAGGTTAAGGATAATTATAAGACCGTTACTAAGGACGTGGATATGACAAAGAGGATTGTTCAGTCGGTTCCGAATACTTATAATTTCTTTGACAGCGATATGGACGTGTTGCTTCCCGGGTGCGCCGCTAAGTCTATAAAAGAGTCTGGCCCAGACAGCAACGGGAACGCTAAGATTAAGAACGTTAAAGATCATGTTATTTCTGACAGGATAGGTAAGCCTATGTTGATTGACGAAAGGAAAATTGACGGCATAAATCTAATGTATGCAGAAAGTAAAATGCTAACTACTACATTGGGAGATGATATGTTAATAGAATATCAGGAAGGTGTAATAGACCAACATTCAATCGGGTTCCAATATTTGGACTTAGAATATATTACCGCAGATGCAAAAGATTGGAAAACATGGGTGAACAAATTAATAAACCCAAAAGAAGCAGAAGACGCCGGATTCATGTTTTTAGTACGCGAAATTAAACTTTACGAATGGAGTCCGGTAAGTTTCGGGGCGAATGAATTAAGCCCTTATTTGGGCGTCAAAAGTGGCAATAAAGAAGGTTATCTGTTAAAGATCAATAACCGTTTGGATTTACTACAGAAACAGTTGAGGGAAGGAAAGCAAAGCGATTATGCAATGTTAGATTATGAACTTGAAACAAGACAATTAAAACAAATCATAAGTGAATTATTTTCTATGCAGCCGTCAATTAAAGACACTTTGTTAGCGCAAGGCCGTCAGAGAGAGGACACTACTAAAGGAACTTCATTAACGATTTGTAAGAATTGTAACCATAGCTTTAATTACGATACAGATGAAAAGCAAGTTAACTGCCCTGGATGCGGTCAATTCGTAGACAAGGAAGGCAATTTTACAGTTTCATTTGATTGGGGTAAAGCATTAAAAGAAACAACATTTATAAAAATTTAATTCTAAAAAATATGGCATTAGATGCACAGGTAGAAAAAGAATTGCTCGAAAAAGTGGGCAAAGAAGCTACCGAAAAAACGAAATCGGCTATTGAAGCAGCCGAAAAACAAATGGCCGAAAAATCTGCTGAATTTAAAGCAGGTTTGATGTCTGAAAAGGCATTTGAGGACTTCAAAGCAGAAACAATGGCACCAATAAACGAAACTCTCAAAAAACTTGAGGAAGCAAGTAAAGAGCAAGGCACCAAAATGGCTGCATTCCTTGAGAAAGGGACACCCAATTCCAAAACAATGGAACAGTTCATCGAAGAACAAGCGCCAAAGATCAAGGAATTGCGCGCAAGTGGGAAATACATTGAGTTTACAGGGAAGCAGCTTAAAGAAGCCGGTGTAAATTCTATTGCAGGGGCAATTCCTACACCTTCACCTTATGCACCTGGTATCGGTGGCCCGTTGCAGATATTCGATATTATCCGCAATCCTAATTTCATTACCAGTAAGATTGACTTAGGAAGCACTAATCAAAGTCGTTTAGCTTGGGCAAATGAGATTGAAGCTATACAAGGCGGGGCAAGTGCAAACATCGCAGAAGGTGGGTTAAAACCCCAAATCCAGCATCAATACACAGTTGAAACATCGGTAGCTAAAAAAGCAGCCGGTTGGATTGAACTTACTGATGAGTTTGAGCAGGATTTACCAAACTTCGCAGCTAATGTACGTAGGCAGTTACAGATTGACGTTGAAAGAGCTTGGGATGACCAAATTCAGATTGACGTCCAGAATGCAGCACGTCCGTATGAAATTACCAGCCTTAATGGTGAAATAGCAGAGGCAAACCGTTGGGATGCTTTAATGGCTATGTTAGCTCAGGTAGGTAGCTATAATTTCGTTCCAAACGGGATAGCTATCAACTGGATTACTAATGCCATGTTGCAGACTGCTAAGGCTCAGGTAAGCGGTGGCGGTTCAGGTGAGTACCTTTTACCACCCTTCGCCGAAATGGTTAACCGTCTATTGACTTTTGCAAATAAAATGCAGGTTGGTAACGCATTGGTGGGTGACTTCAAACAATATCATGTTGATATTTACAAAGATTTCATCTTAAAAATTGGCTGGATAAACGATGAGTTGATTTACAACAAATTCGCAATCGTTGGTGAGTTGCGTTATCATAGCTATATTTCCGATGCACGTAAAAAAGCATTAGTATATGATAGCCTTGCAGGTGTAGCTGACCAAATAAGCGGTTCTGGGTCTTTCTAAAAAAAGCAGAATACATAGTCAATGTTAATAGATAGTTCATATTTCTTAGGGCCGCTAACAATAGCACAATTAGGCCAACAATCGGTTGTTGATGATTTAAACAATTTCATCAACCGATGGGAGCCTGTGATTATGGAAGCGGCCCTGGGATATGACTTTTATCAAGCGTTTTTGGATGGGATTAATGTTGGTTCAGATGAAACGATAGATCAAAGATGGTTGGATTTATTAAACGGTGTGGCTTTTACAAACCTTAGTCAAATTAAAAAGAAGTTCTTTGGCTTTGCCGGTGGTGATAATACTCAGACAATAATAGCATCACAAAGAGATGATCTTACAATTTATGCAGGTGTTACACCAGGATTTCCTGTAAATGGAAATTCCTATACCAATTCAACTTTAGATTTATGGAATTACGAATTAGAGTTGTTTGGTGCAGTAACATTGGACAGAGATTCAGAATGGAACTATAAGCCCGGTGGTGGATGGGTACTTACTGACCCTAATTATAAAACTCAATTTGAAGAGAGGTGGATTATTCATTTTACCGGTAAGAAGGTTCAAGGTATTCAATCAGGCAATCAGAATTTACTTTCACCATTAGCGAACTTTATTTATTACGAATACATGGTTAACCTGCACAAACAGGC